GTAAATATTGCAAAAGGATTCATTTAAAGTTCTCCCGTATTTTTTTACTACAGTCATTAAAGTAAATTCTTTAAGCTTTCAAAACTCATCTCTACCATACCGCCGGCAATGTCCGGATTGTCTGCAAGGGAATGTGCCATTGTAGAACTTACTACTCCGTCTATGTGCTGGGTGCTTGCCTTGCTTTTTTTCATCGGCTTGTAATTACCATTTGCATCCGGCTTTACTTCCACATTATTAATCATCCAGAGCATGACGGGATTGTTATCAACTATGCAGCCGTCCTTTATGTCCTTTTCATAAGCCTTGAACATCGGAGAAAGTTTCTTTAAGTTCTGCTCTACTTCTATAAGCATTATGTCAGGTCTTTCTTCTTCAATTCCCGTTATTACGTCACGGCTCTGCCAGCGGTCGTAACCTATGCCCCGTACTTTATACAGAGAACAGTCTTCCACTATGTCACGTATAATGTAATCCCAGTCAATTGTTGCTCCCGGAATTGCAGTAATATATCCCTGTTCTACCCATGCAAAAAAGTTGACGTTTTCTTTCCTGTAACGATCCCGAAGCGTTTGTTCAGGAATATAAAAACGATGCTTAAAATACTTTTTCCCTTCACAGCAGAACATAAGAGTAAATGCACAAAGGTCATCTACCTGCGCAAGGTCCAGACCACCCGTACACTCTTCACCCTTGAATGAATCCCACTGAACTTCTATACCTGCATTTTTCTGCCATACTTCTACAGGAAGCCAGGAATGCTCTCCTCCTCCTCCCCAGATACCGAATGTCTTTGCCTTAAGTTCCGGAATCTTATGAGGCGTAAGCTCTGCGTCATCAATGTCCGCCTGAATAACAGACGGTTCTATAATGTCGTATAATGACGGATTTGCTTTCTGCCAGTTTCTTTCATCATGATAATCATCTCCTTCATCAAGGGCATATATTACGCTGAAAAAATCATCCTGCGCCTGGGTTCCGTTCAAGATGCGCTTTGCCTTTAAGTTCATCTCATAGCACGGACCGCCAACCTCTACGTCAGCCGTGGTTATTACGACGCCCTGAGCATCTTTCTTGCTGCGCATGCCGTACTGCATGGAAACAAACATCTTGTCACTCTGGAAGGCATGATACTCATCACAGCAGAAAAAACGGGGACGGAATCCGTCTGCATCCTTTCCGCCGTCACAGAAGAACCCAAGCCGGCTCTTTCTTTCCGGAAATGTTATTGCAAGACTTTTGCAGTCAAGAACTTCATCAAGTTCAGGACTTGCCTTTATTATTTCGCGGACCTCCTTAAACGTCTTTTCTGCAAGGTCATCACGAGAACTTACAATGTAGCTTTCTGAGGAATCATATTTCAGAAAATTATAGATTATGAGGGGAAGAAGAATTCCCGTTGTCTTTCCGTTCTTGCGGTTTACTTCCACGTAAGCCATACGGAACCTTTTTCTGTCATGATCCTCTTTCCATACCCAGCCTTCAAGAGCCGAAAACACAAAAATCTGCCAGGGAAGAAGCTCTATTGTCTTGCCTCCAAGGTCTGCAGGCTTTAATTCTTCAGCAAAAGAAAGAACTGCATCAGCTTTTTCCTGGTCATAGCAGAACGGAAAATCCGGCTTTTCTGATTTTTTTAAGTCCTTAATAAAGCGTTCTACGCTCTTTTTAGTGTAAATTCCTGCATTTATTCGCCCGTTTTTAACGTTTTCAAGGTATTTTTTCAGTATTTCTGCATAGTTTTTCATGCATTTACAGTCAAAAAAAAAGCCCGTGCAGTAATTACACGGACTTTTAAGACTAAACTATTTCTGTGATAAAACCCAGTCAAGAACATATCTTGAAACTGACTTTCCCGCCTTTTCTGCCTGAGCTTTAAGCAGGGCTATTTCTTCCGGAGAACCGGAAACAGAAGACGACTGAAAAATCGTCTTTCTGCCCTGGGCAGGCTTTTTGTTTTTTGCTCCCGGAGTTCGTGCCATTAAAGCCACCCCATGCGCTCTGCAAAAACAATCATTAAAGCAATTATTATTCCCTTAATGACAGACTCTAATGTGATTTTTAGGAATGCCTTCATTCCGCTTGACATATTTGCCCCCTGGGAAGTAGACTATGAAACAGAGGCAAGCCTTATAGGCGTTTAAGACTTGCCCTGCTCCCTTTTTAGCAGTGCTTACAGATTATGTAAGCAACTACTATAATTAGGATTTCAACTACAGCCTTGTAGACTTCCTTTGCAACAGTCTTCAAGGCTCTTTTTGTAGTCTCTTTTCTCATATTTTTGTCAATCACTTTTTAATTATTATTATTTAATTTATAAAAAAAGCCCCGGAAAGTCCGGGACATTATCAGAAGGCGAAGTGATTTTTAATGATTTTCTTTTTTACCATTTTCCTTTTTTCTTGCCATACACAATACAGTCGTTTTTGTAATGCTCACAAGCCGGACATAATTCAGAAGCTGACATATCCCTTAGTTTTGGATTCCAAAGATTGCCTGGACAGACGTATCCTTTACGTTGAATCTGCTCTGCACAAAACTCATCGTAAGAATTCTCATACATTTTTATTTTATCTTCCAGTTCACATACTTTATGTTTCAGTTCTTCATTTTCCTTACAGATAATCTCAAAACCCTGTTGTAAAATCGGGTTTTTAAGTGCCATGCTGATTCTGTTTTTCATTTCTTGCTCATTCATTTTTCTACCTCTGCTTCTGCGTCAATTCCTGTAATTTCCTTAAACACTTCGTTATCCCAGTTTGGAAGATCGAAAAGTTGCTTTCGTTCTTCAATGCTTGCTTTGTTCCATGCAAGTTTCCAAGCTTCCTTGTATTCAAGTGTTTTCAAAAATCCACCACAAGTTTCAATTTCTTTTTTATGTTCTTCTTTTTCTTTTTCCGTAGCGGTATCATCCGAAACCCATACAGTTAAATCAAAGTAGCACCAAAAAGGAATATTTATATCATCTCTTTTCATGGAAGTTTCTTTATTGAACATTCTGATATTCGGCTCATCAGTGTTGAAAAACCCACTGTTACAATTGCCACTGTTCCAATTGCCACTGTTACAATTGCCACTATTACAATAGCCACTGTTACAATTGCCACAGTTACAATTGCCACTGTTACAATTGCCACTGTTACAATTGCCACTGTTCCAATTGCCACTGTTACGATTGCCACTGTTACGCTTGCCACTGTTACGATTGCCACTGTTACAATTGCCACTGTTCCAATTGCCACTGTTCCAATTGCCACTGTTCCAATTGCCACTGTTCCAATTGCCACTGTTACGATTGCCACTGTTACGATTGCCACTGTTACGATTGCCACTGTTGATAAGTTCTTGCTTTTCTTCTCCTTCGATTTCCCGCAGAATTGTAAGAGAGTTAGTTCCGTACTTATCACCACATCTTACATAATCACCTGCAATAACCTCAAATATTCTGCTTTCTGAAAGTTTGTAATTACTTTCTTTTTCGATTGCAAAAAGTTCCCTGCAAAAGTGGAACACTTTATTTGTGCAGCATTCAAGTTCTTCTTTTGGTGTATCTTTTGTATAAGTTTTTCCAACCTCAAACTTAAACCCTCTGCAACATCCGTCCATGTCTGTAGCCTTGTATCCAATCATTCTTATTTCTCCTTTTTTGTAAAACTCTTGCTTTTAGTAGTCTCACACATAAGCTACTCACTTTTTAATGTCTTAGAAGCCGGAAATCTTTTGTCCTGAAAATTAATATGGTCGCACCATGCTTCATAATCTGTTTTATTAAGAATAAAGCCTCTGCCGTAACTCCTTACCCCGTTTTCTGCACACCATTTGCGTAATTCATCAGGATCACTGCAAGTCTCTTCTGCAGCACACCTCGCAGAAATGTAGTCTGATTTTACAAAAGGTTCCTTTTCAGCTTCTTCCGGCTTTTTTGCTTCTTTTGATTCAACAGATTTTTTTGCAGTTTCAAGAGTAAAGTCTATTCCTGCCTTAAATGCGTCCATCTGTGCAGCCTTAAAAGCTGCCCATGCTTCACTGTCATGCAATACCGATTGAAGCTTATTAAGATACGGACGCTCCTTTAAAATCCTGAATGCATCAGAAATACTCTTAACGTCTCCGTCATAAAACTTTTTAAAACCGCATGCAAAATCTTTCATAATTAACTCCTGTAAAAAAATTGCATCCGCACCACCTTTCGCTCAGTCCAAATTAGGTGATCAAAGGCTGTCTAATCCGAAAATCACCTCAGAGTGTGGCATCCCGCCCGGATGCTGGCTTACACTAAATTTATAAATGAATAATAAAAAAAGGTTTGCGTGTCTGTTCCACGCTGCCAATATTACCAGTCCATACGGACAAGGTGCCTCATTTAGAAATCAGCCTTCCAATGGCAGACTGATTCTTGATAATGTCCTGCTGAGCTTTAACAACCGTAAGTTCATCAATTTTAAGCTTTGCCCTGTCTGCAGGACTTATATAATATTTTGATGCCAGAGCATTAAAACGCTGTTCAAGTTTTTCATAACGCTTCTGCATTGCATCAAAAACTTCACTTGTCGGATCTGCAGCAATAAAGAATTCCTGAACCTCCCTCAGCTTCTGCAGATAAATAAACATCATTTCAAGCTGCGGAATGTCAGCCCCGCTCAGAAGGTGAACGGAAAGAAGGTTTCCGGTCAGAAGCTTCCAGTACTTACGGCAATATTTATCCGTTATAGTTTTTGGGCAGGAAATCTTTTCAGCATCCAGAATGAATGAAGTTTTCTGCATTACCTCAGAAACCTTTTCACTTTCTGCATCTCTGTCCTTCCTGTAAGTTCCCTCAAACTTTTTAAGTTCTGCAGGCTTTTTTGGTCTTCCCATTTTTCACCCCTAAACACCTATACTTTTGTATACATAATTTTGACATTCTCTCGCGTGAACTGCGGGGGGTGATGCCGGCCGTCTGTATACAAAAATATACACCCCCTACCGGTCACGCCGTTTTCTGTGCTGGATCTCCCGTGCCGTAACTGCTGCATGACAGGACCGGCATAAAACCATGCAGTTTTCCCGGCATAAAAACAGTTCCGGATTTTCTCGTACAGGTACTATGTGATGTACCTGAAGAAACTCCCTTGCACCACAGTAAGCACAGAAAGAATCTTTCAACAGTTCTGCCTTAAGCTTTCTCCAGCGCGGATCAGAATAATCTGCAAAGCGTGATGCCGACTCGAAAGGTTTTCTTTCAGCCCGGGCTTTATCGCTTAAAGCCTTATGCTTTGCACAGTATGATGAATGCGCTACACAGAACGCATTGCAGTTAGGCGCAGAACAAAGCTTTACCTTCATGCACCTCTCCTTTTCAGTGACACTGTTACATGCTGAATACCGGGAACATTTTCCCTTTCGCTTATAGTTTTCATACAGCACGTATTACAAGGGCATGAACTGCGTTTATGGCAGTCATAACTTGCTCTTCCGAAATAAGGGCAGAACTGAGAACCGCCATGAGTACATTCATAACAGGACATATCCTGAGGTGTTGAAGTAACATACTTCTTGTTAAAACGGATCACTGTATCAGGAATCGAATATCCTTTGCGTACAGAACCTTCACTGCATTCATACCCGTTGCGCCAGCACCTCGGACAGAACATAAGGTCCCCGCTGTATTCAGCCTTACAGTTACCGCAAACCCGCCACCAGAAAACTTTTCCGGATGCCTTTGAAGCAGGAGGAACTTTAGCAAAAAGCTTTGTTAAAAAAGCCACATCCGGAAAGCCGAATCTTTTAGAACGTGAAGCAAAAACATCATCAAGCAGTTTCTGTTCATCCTCTTCCGTGTATCCTTCCAGGTGAGCAGAAATAAAAGACGCCTCTGCCTCTCCTGGCAATCCGTAATACTCAGCTAATTTTTCAAGAAGCATTTACATTCCTCCAGCTGTCCTGCATCCGCATATATGCCTCACCCTCAGGCATCCCTCTATCAAGCCACTCTTTCTGATGGGTCGTAAAAAGAGCCACGTCAAAATCGGGATTGTTTTTCATCCTCGTGTAAAACCTTTCTGCAGGACTCTGTGTCTGAGAATCCTGAGACTTTATAAACCGTGATGCTGCAAAAAACTCCCGTCTGTACTGTTCGTTATTTTTCAGAAAGTCACCCCATGAAAACATCTTCTTCCAGGTATCACTTTCTGCAACCCCTATGTAATTACGTACCGCATCCCTTATGCAGTCCGTATCTTCTCCCCTCATGACTTCAAGAAGTTCCCGCATTTCTTTTTGCGCAAAAGACACAAGTGAATTACTGACCGGAATCTTTTTTTCAGGCGGCGAAACAGAATTATGCTCCGTTACCAGCTGATATATGTCTTTCTGCAGTGCCCCGTAATCAGGAACTGCATTATCCTCTGTCTGATTTTGTAAACATGAAGATGGATTTTCTGAACTTGCACACGCACACACGCTATCCATGTCCATGTCCATGTCCGTGTCCATATCCATTTCCTTATCCATATCCATTTCCTTATCCATATCCATATCCGAAAAAACCAAAATATTTTTTTGGTTTTCCGATGTTTTTGTTTTGGTTTCTGTTTGGTTTTCTTCGCTTTTGCTTTGGTTTTTCTTAGGACGTCCGCCTTTGTTTCCGTTGGCAGTAAGGATCATCTGCTTTTTCAGACTCGAATCAATGTTCGGAGTTATAAGCTGCATGAAGCCTTTTTCAAGGGGAGAAAGCTCAATATCGTCCGGTAAAGCCCCGGACAGTCCGTATGAATTAACAAGAAACATAAGACGTCCGTAGACTGCCATATCTCCGCCCGAAAATGTAAGGGCGGCTTCATGGTATGAAGGGAACATTGTAAAATGATATTTTTCTGTTTCCATATAAAAATCCTTAAAACGGAAGCCACAGTTGAAGCTTATCTTCTTCTGCAGTTTCTTTTTTTTCTGCCAGCAGGAGTTTGACTTCTTCCCATGAAGAAGCATTCCCTCCGTTAAGCATATCCAGGGCTTTTTTTTCAAGCATTTCCGCATTTTTATTGCGGTACAAAGGATGCCTGACAGCCATAGACGCCGCCGTAACTATGTAGCGGTAAGAATACCCCCAGTACAGCTTAAGCCTTTCCATCAGTTCCCCTGCAGCATCAAGAGCAAACTCTTCAATCTCGCTTCTGCTGAAGTGAAGCCCTTTTCTTTTAATCTCAAGTCTTGCAGCCTTCCGGCATAAAACTAAAACTAAAAGCCACATTCCTTCCCACGCTTTACGGCTTCCGCTTTTCTGCCATTCAGCCCATAAGTTCATGAACCTTTCATTGTCATCTTTAGGCTCTGGATAGTTCGGGAAGCTGTCCTGCGTGTACTCCCCGAAGAACCAGAGCTGATCTGTTTTCTTCGGGTATTTTTTCATCAGAAGGGAATGTCTTCGTTAAACGTTCCGTCTGCAGGATCAGGAGGTGGAACGGGAGCCGATGCAGGAGCCGGAGAGGCGTATACCTTAGGAAAATCAAAAAAAGGAGAGCCCCGGAACTCACTTACAGTAAGATTTCCGATTTTCCCAGCCCATGAAGGGAAATTGTTATCCAGCATTCCGATGTTGAATACTTCCTTAAAGCGTGTCCATCTTCTGTCCCATGCGTCCTGACTTTTGCCGGGCTGTGCGGGGCGGGATTTAAACCTTAAGGAATTAGGTACGGGGCTTTTAACTCCGCTGACATCAAGAGATACAACAAGCTGATCTACAATCTGTCCCTGATCCACGGACTGCCTTATTTCTGCACTCCGGATTCTTGTTTTGTACTCTTTACCGATTTCGAGGTAAGTTTCATGTTGAGGCGCAAAGCCTGCCGTTGTAAATGCCATAATCTTCTCCTTTGGCTTTATTTAAAGTTTAGTTATTTTGATGAAATAAGGACCTTCCCGGGATGGAAGCTGTGCAAGAGTTGCATTTGCATTTGCTGCAGCTTCTCTCCTCGTACGTCCGGAACCTGATGCGACAAGATGAGTTTTTCTTGTTATTGCAAAATTACACGGACAAGGCTCATTTGCAAGATTTTTGAAATAACAAAGGTCCTGATGCATGAAGCTGTATTTTTCCTGCATTTTTGCCCAGTTAACCATGAAGGATTCGTCACTCATGCAACCTCCTTATGCTCCCTGCAGAGCTCTTCTGCAGTTGAGCAGGCGTAGCGTTTAAGGAAGCCGATGGCGGCACGGCTCCAGAAGGCTGCCATATCCAGATCGTTAATTAAGAATGCCATGCGGGTTTTGTCCTGGCATTCATCTACACGTTTAAGGAGGTATTCAGATTCGCTCATTTTCATTTCTCCTAAAAAAAAAGCCGCAGTGCAGAGAAGAGGCTTACAGATCAGATCTCCGCATTACGGCTATATATCAATGCGTGCACTCGAGGTATGCACGTAAAGACCATTAACTTACCCTTCCGCCACTCCTGTAAGCTGAGATGCCGGAAAGTGATTGTTTGCCGGGTGCAGGCACAACCGGACTGTAAGGCCGTTCTGTGTTTTGTCAGAAAGGCTTTACAGATTCTTCTGTCAAGAAGAATCTGTAACTGCTACCATGGTAGCAACTGAATTTTTACCGGGTTCCGCCCGGAGTCGTAGTTCCGGACGGAGAGGTTAAAAAAGGAGTTACCACATGGGTTTTGTAATTCCCAAATGGGATTTTACACCTTATTTATAATACCCTTCTGGGATTTCGTCAATCTAAAATTTACACATTTTCGATTTTTTTCTCGATTCTTCCGTAATATTGTCCGAAAATGGGAATAACAACGTTTTAAAGGAGTTTTTGCCATGAGTGTCGTAGTTAATGGCTCAGACTTCGTCCTGAGAATGGATGAAAGTTTAAAAAATTTAAAAAAAAATCGTAATGACATGTGTCGCGAAACGGGCTTAAAGCAGAATACTATTTCAAATTGGTCAACTCGTAATTCTGTGCCTCCGCTTGATTCTGCTTTAACTATCGCTCATTACCTTTCAGTAGATATTGAATGGCTGGCAACAGGAACAACGGAAAGTCAGCCTGCCCCGGAACTTGCACAGCTGTACAGGGACATTGCAGAACTGGATGCAGAAGGCATCGATACAATAAAAGCGGTTATGGAAGTACATAAGAAATACAGGAAATGACCGTATGAAGCATGGAAGGATCAGAAAAGAATTCCCGTATACAACACACAGTATTGAAGTACCCGTTAGAAGTGCCGGATATGAATGTAGAGGTCTCATTGATACGGGAGCCTCACTATCTTACATACCACTGTGCACAGCTTACAGGTGCGGACTCCTCAATGGAGAGATTCAGTTTTCAGGAAACATTATTAGAGCGGATTCTGAGGTCTACAGGGCAGTACCTTGTACGGCTAAGCTTGAAATACTACAGGAAAAGAACGAAGAAAGCGTTATTGAAATTGACGGATTCAAAATGTCCGTTATCATCACGGGAAGACTTACTGGCGAAACTTCTCCGGCTGAATCAATCCGGAAAAGAGCTTCTCAGGAAGAACGGGAAATCGACAAAGCGGATGAGCTCGTTTTACTTGGACTGGATTTATTACGATGCGGTGGCTTCTCACTTTCACGACACGGACAAGCCCTTGTCATGACTTTAGAACTATAATTCCATTACAGTAATCTTACAGGAAGCAACCCCTAAAGAAGAAAGGGAGTTTTCAACAATTACATTCCGGACAATCTGCCAGCAGTCATCCTTCAATACTGCTGCATCCACAAGGAGATCAAGAATAGAACTAAGCCCGTTGTCCCCGTCCCTTCTGTGAT